ATCAGTAGGATGGCAAAAAGCGGACATAGTTATTGATGTTAATAGAACCGCCGAAGGCTTTGGCTCAAAGGGAAACATTTTGGCTTGGGCAGAAATGCCTAATAGCTCCGACTGGGATGCGCAACTGTGGACTCAATTTGACAGGTCAGAGGACTGGGTTACAGAGAGAGACGATAGCAACGACGCTATTCTGCAAGGTGTTGCCGTTCATGAAATCGGACACCTTTTGGGACTGGGACATTCCCAATACTTATCTTCTGTTATGTATCCGTACCACGTCTCAGACCTTATTATTGCCCCACAGGAATACGATATAAGAGCAATACAGACTCTGTATGGAGAGAAGTAATAATGGCTGTTACCAATAAGATCAAATTTTTCAATCAGGAAAAAACTACCGAGAGCGTTACCACTTCAGCGGTCTTTACTCTTCAGGGAACTATTCTGGATGCAGATAAGCTTACAGCTAATAACAGATACGTTATGGTAAGTTGGATTAACTGCAAAAGCCCCGGAACCAACGATGGTGGGAGTAAGCTTTCCTTTGAAGGAGGGGCCGGGGACATAACTGGGTCAGTGCAGCAACGTCACGACACCAACAGTGTAGGCATGGCTGTATCACATATAGGAGAATTCGTGGCGCCAGACCCTCCTGAGAATATTGGCATTTATAGAAAGAGAGTCGCCGGAAGTGCGGAAGAAGAGACGGCTTACGGGCAATGCTTCGCAATAGATCTTTCCTTTTCAGGAGACAGCGGAAGCCTACAGGACGGCACTAATTATAGCAGCAGCACCAGCACTTCCACCAGAACGGAAGCTCCCGGTGGGGTTTTCCACAGTCATACAGTAAATCACGGGGGATCAAATTTAATTTTAGCCTCTGCTAAAGTATTTGACAATACAGATACGGCCTTGATTGGCCTGTATCTAGACACCGTTCTTATTGCTAGCGGTTCCCGATTTACGCAAGACCCAGCAGACATTAAGGAGGTTGTATTTGCAGTAGCGCAGAATATAACTTCCGGTCAAAAAGTTGAGATTAAAAATATTGACGCCGATGTTGTGAATACTGACTACACCTATGTTTTTGCCCTTAATCTCGATAGCTCTCCAGCCGTCTCAGAAACTGGCAAGATGACTAGTTGGACGGACTATGGTTCTAGCGGAAGCTGGGGGAGCAAGGTTATGGATGGAAATGCACAACCTTCTTTCGTCGTAGCTATGGGACGCCAAACTAACGCAGGTCTTGCATCTGGAAGGCCAGCGGGGGTCTCCTTAAGGAACAACACCGCAGGAGAATGGATGCTATTTAATAGCAGGCCCAGTGGCGATTTCAGCCCCTTGTATTTTCCAGCTACGAATTATGGACAGGACACGGGCCAAAAAGAAACTTCGGTAATTGTGGGGGTTGGCACCATCAGTGATACCGGCGAAATAGAATTGGTGACGATTTAAAATTTCTTGAGAATGACCCCTCCGTTTTAGGGAAAGGGGGGTATAATAGGGCATGGTCACAAGGGTTTTATAGGATCTAACAAAAGGAAATATCATGAAAACCACAGAAACGACCGATTGGAACCTTCTTCTTTCGAACAAGTGCTCTGTCAAGACACTTAATAATTTCGCAACAGGTGACGAGACAACGAAGTCGGTTACATCCTGCTTTACCAACACCCCAAAGGCAGGAGAATTTAGGAAGCTCGTCAGAAATCATGGAACCACATACGCTCGCAGGCTGACTAGAAAAGCCCTGCGTTACCGAGGTCTTTTGAAGTAGGAGATATTTGAATGAGTGATCTTAATGAAGTTATCGTCAGCGGTCGTCTCACTAGAGACTGTGAACTTAGGCACACCCCGACTGGCACCGCTGTTACAGACGTTATTATTGCCTCGAACAGAATCTGGTCTAAAGACTCTGACAGGCAAGAGGAGACAACCTTTGTTGATGTGACTATTTGGGGGAAACAAGCTGAATCTCTCCATGAATATTTAGTAAAGGGCCGACACATCATGGTGGTCGGAAGACTCAAGCTAAATAAATGGGAAACTGAAGAGGGAGACAAGCGCAGCAAACTCACCATGGTGGCGGAAAAGATTAATCTTACGCCGGGTGGCCGACCAAACGGTGGAACACAATCACCTTCTAAGTCAGAAAAAGTGACCACCGAAGCAGCCGAAGAAGTCCCCTTTTAAAGCCTAGAAACCCCTCTAGGAAACCTCAAGGCCCCTTAATTAGTTCGTGCTAGATAGGGGGTCTTGTTTGTAACACAAGGAATTACACATGCTTGAAATTATGCTTTTTGCCATAGCCGCTTATATGGGTTCTTATTTTGTAGAAGAGGAATAATGCAGATGCCGAATGTCATTAGACGAACTTTGTTTTTGAAATGGTGGCTATTTATTAGTGCAGTCATGGCGGCAGCTGCATATCTATATTTAACTGGGTTATTTAACCTTCTATGGGACGGCGATGCTACGAAATTAAGCTTTGTACTACTGCCTCTGTTTTTGTTCATGTCTATTTGGTGTGGATATAAGACATGGACGCTCAGCGTCTTTTTAGATTCAAATAAGACAGAGAAATATATCGTAGAAAAGATTGAACATCTAATGGAAGTCGGCTGGTTTACCAGCGACCTCTGCTTGAGTATCGGAATGATGGGAACTGTGATTGGGTTTATTATGATGCTCTCTGGGTTCGCTCAAGTAGATGTAGAGGACATGGCAACTGTTCAGGGCATGATCAAAGGGTTGGGCGTGGGAATGTCAACGGCACTATACACTACTTTAACAGGGCTTGTTTGTAGTGCGCTTTTAAAGATTCAATATTTCAATCTTAGCCAAGCCATTGACAAAGTACGAAAATGAAAAGAAACTACCACACAGACCTCGCCTTTCTAGACCTTTTGTTCAACACGCTGTTATGTTTCGCTGCCTTATTCGCCCTCTCTTTTATTCTTGTAAATCCTAGCAAGCAGAATAAAAACGTAGAGTCTAAAGCGGACTTCATTATCACCGTCACTTGGCCTGCCGACATGGACGACGATGTGGACACTTATGTTGAAGACCCCGCAGGTAATCTTGTGGCGTTTATGAGACGTGAGCAAGGGCTAATGCATCTAGACCGTGACGACGTAGGGTTTCAGTCTGATCGCATAGAAACGGTCCACGGAGTCGTAGAGTTTAAAGAAAACCGTGAGATTGTTACCTTGCGAGGAACCCTTCCCGGCGAGTACGTAGTTAATGTACACATGTATACAAAAAGAAGCGGAGGCTCCCCTACTCCCGTGGCGATCCGACTTGAGAAGCTAACCCCTTTTAAAATTGCTGCGGTCAGGGAAGTTACCCTGACAGATACAATCACAGAAGACGGCAAAAAAACAGGTGAAGAAAAAACCGCTTTCCGCTTCATACTAAACAGTAAGGGTGAAGTTATTTCCGTAAATCATTTAGAGAAACAATTGGCGAAAAGGTAGCCCTATGATTACACTAACTGACAAAGCAATCAAAGAAGTTAAACGAGTGATGGAAGATTTGCCTGAAGCAACCAATACATTGCTACGGGTTGGTGTTTCTGGTGGGGGATGCTCTGGTTTTGAATACAAGCTAGGATTTGTAGAACAATCAGAGTATTCAGAAAAAACTCACAACAAGTATGAGCAGAGCGATGTAACTATTATAGTTGAAAAGAAGGCCGAGCTATTTATAAACGGCATTACTATTGATTGGCATGAGGATTCACTGAAGCGAGGTTTCGTTTTTAACAATCCAAATACTGCTGATAGTTGCGGTGGTGGTAGTTGTGGTGGTGGTAGCTGTGGCACGGGAGAGAGCTTTAGTGTTTAATCGCGTGATCTTTACAATAGAAGGACAGTAGGATATGACAATTCCATTAACGTTTTTAAGCATAGCCATTCTTATTTTGTGGTTTATCATAGGATCAAAAGGAAATTGGGCGATTAAAGCAGCGGTTATTCCACTTACGTTATATCTGTGCATTTCTATTGGGGCTGCATTGCCCGACTTGGCTGGATGGCCATCTACATCGCCCCTCCCATCCAAATTTTTAGTCCACTGGCTTGTGGTCAAGGAGCCAACTAAAAAAATAAATGCCACGAAAGACTCAGTGTCAAAAGAAGGGGCTATTTATGTTTGGGCCACTACGATTTCTGATGAGCCTCAAAAAAAGAAGGGGGGATGGAGCAGCTTCTTAATTCCATTCTCCTTTGCTAGCACTTCAGCGCCGCGAGTTTATACAACACCGTATTCCGTAGATAGTCATGAAGAAGCTGATGGAATCATTAATAGAATCAAAGATGGTAAAATCGTTATAGGAGAACGCGGAAAGGGAGATGGCAAAGGAAATGGCGAAGGGGCCGATGGTAAGAAGGGCGGGAATGGTCCGAACGCAGGCGAAAATGGAGCAAGCGGCCAAGGAACTTTTAGCTTGAGCAGGGATGTAACCTTTCAAGACCTTCCCCCAGCATTATTGCCAGACAAAGATTGAGGGCCACAGCAATGAAAAAACTAAATCTATTTACGCCTGTTAGCAGCCTCGGATACGGCGTGGTAGGGTTGAATCTTTTAAAATCGCTATCTGTGGACACGGAGATAGCATTATTTTTGATAGGAAATCTGGAAGGCACAGAGGAGGAGGTGGGCCTAGCCAAGGAAGCTATGGCAAGAGGAGATGTATTTGAAGACTTTAGTGACGCCCCCTCTTTAAAAGTTTGGCATGAGTTTGCTCTAGCGGAACGTATTGGAAGAGGCCCCTCTTTTGCGTTTCCCTTTTTTGAAATTAACACGCTAGACAAGAGAAGGATTAATCATTTACTCTCTGTTGACGGAGTTCTAGTTGCGTCAGAATGGGCTAAGAATGTTATTAAAAATCATGCCTATCTACCTCCCCTCATAAGCGTCGTACCTCTAGGGGTAGACCTCTCGATCTTTACGCCGGGACCGCACGAGACTACAGAGAATTGTGTGTTTTTGAATTGCGGGAAATGGGAAAAGCGTAAAGGTCACGATGTTCTTTTAGAGATGTTTAAAACCGCCTTTCCAGATGAAAATGATGTCGAACTCTGGATGATGTCTTCTAATCCGTTTTTATCAGAAGAGACTGGTCTAGCGAAGTTCCGTCACGAATGGGAGCGGTATTATCGAAGTGACTCTAGAGTGAGACTACTTGACAGGGTGCCGACGCACCATGAGGTTGCACAAGTTATGGCGTCTGCTAATTGCGGGATATTCCCAAGCCGAGCAGAAGGATGGAACTTAGAACTATTAGAAATGATGTCCATGGGCAAGCATGTCATCGCAACTAATTATTCTGCTCACACAGAATTTTGCAACGATCAAAACGCTAGTCTAATAGAAATTGAAGACTTAGAAAAGGCTGAAGACGGTATATTTTTTGACGGCGCTGTAGGTGAATGGGCTTCGTTAGAGGGGGCACCGTTTGATCAGGCCGTAGAACATATGCGTTCTTTTTATGAGTACTGGAAATCTGACAGGGAGCAGCAATACAACATGGAAGGTGTCGAAACAGCAAAACAATTAACATGGACGAAAACCGCCAACAGGATTAAGGAAACTATCTATGGAAATCAGGGTACGTCGTCTGTCTGAGAGCGCCATCATACCCACCAAAGCGAACAGTTCGGACGCTGGGTGGGACTTGTATGCTGCTGAGGACGCTATTATCGACCCGATGAATCGTGAATTGGTATCGACTCAAATAGCCATGGCTATTCCCGAAGGCTTTGTAGGCCTTATATGGGATAGGTCTGGCATGGCCGCTAAGAGAGGAGTTCACCGTTTTGCAGGAGTCATTGATAGTGGGTATCGCGGAGAGATCAAGGTTTGCCTTTGGAACGCCTCTGACAAATACTGCATTGTAACTAAAGGAGAAAGGGTGGCGCAAATTCTTTTCCAGCAGGTTCCATCTTTTACTTTGAAAGAGGTTTCTACTCTTGAAGAAACAGAGCGAGGAGAAGGAGGCTTTGGAAGTAGCGGGCTATGAAGATCAATAAGGATGTAAAACTAGATTTTGATGACGTACTGCTAGTTCCCCATAGAACAAAAACAGCGTCTCGTAAAAATGTAACCATCGAACGCAAGTTTCAATTTTATCATTCCACACGTCATTGGAATGGCACTCCGATAGTCGCTGCGAACATGGACACTACCGGGACGTTTGCCATGGGGGATGCCCTAATAAGGCATAATATGGTAACTTGCATTCATAAATATTACAATCTAGAAGAGCGTGTTGAAAAATTCACCTCTTACCCAATTGAAGGAGTGTGGTATAGCTTGGGAATTAAACACTCTGAATTTGAAGAACTGTGTCGCTTTGTTGAATCTACAGGCACTGTGCCTAATATTTGCATCGATGTTGCCAACGGCTATACCGAAAACTTTGTAGAATTTTGCGCCAAGGTACGAGACAATTTTAATGACACCCCCATAATCATGGCTGGAAACGTTTGCACCCCCGAGATGGTTCAGGAGCTAATACTACACGGGGGTGTTGATATTGTTAAAATAGGTATCGGCCCCGGTTCCGCATGCACCACACGCCTAAAGACGGGGGTGGGATATCCTCAATTTTCAGCCATTATAGAATGTTCACATGCCGCACATGGCCTTAAGAGCGAGGAAAGAAGAATGGGCCTTGTATGTGCTGATGGAGGATGTCGCACCGCAGCCGATGTTTGCAAGGCCTTCGCTGCAAATGCAGATTTTGTCATGCTGGGTGGGATGCTGGCAGGAACAGACGAGTGCGAAGGGGAGTGGCAATATGAGGGATGGATTAGCTCTTCGTGTGGAATGAGAATACAAAAAGGAAATTCCTCAAAACCTAATCAAAAAAAATCTCTTAAATTCTATGGAATGTCTTCCAAAAAAGCACAAGACAAACACGGAGAAGGACTGAAGGACTATCGAAGTAGCGAAGGGCGTGTATTTGAAGTTCCCTACAAAGGCTCGGTAGACAGTATTATTCAGGATCTCTTAGGTGGTATTCGAAGTTGCTGTGCCTATATTGGTGCAACTTCCCTAAAAGATATGGCAAAATGTGCTGAATTCATACAGGTAAATCGCACCCACTTTGATCAATCCACATAGGGTTTGGGTGTATAATAGGGTGAGCCATTCTTTCCTGCCACAAAGGGGGTCTCCTGATGATCAGTTTTATTCTAGAGAGATTTAAAAAGTGGCGTAGAGGAACTGGATTTTTAGCTCAAGACGACCCCCCTGCTGTGCAAGACCAGACAGATCAAGACGATCAAGACGATCAAGACGAACTGCTGGAAAACCCATCTACAACGATGGTCTTGAATCTTAGAGAAGACGGAGAATTTACGGTAGCTTTAGACTTTATGAGAACGGGAGATGAGGTTTCTGATGTTACAGGCACGATGCTCCACATGATTAACTCAGGCCTTATGGCTGAATATTTTGTAGAAGCCTTGGATTTGTGGGCAGAAGAAAAGGAACAGAAGAAGTTTGTTTTGACAATAGTGAAGCGTTGGAGGTCTCTATACGACGAAGTAAACGCGGAAGACAAAACAGTTCTTGCACCATCCAAACTAGCAGTCGATCCGACAGATGTTTTTGGCTTGAGACGTTTGCAACAACAAGAATCGAAATGAAGAAGACTCAATTACCATTTTCTAATAATAACCACAAGAGGTGTTATTATGAGCCGTGTACCTGCCCCTGAAGGATACGATGTATACTGGGAAAAATGGATAGACGCTTTTGAAGAAGATCAAGAGGTCTCTTCTGACGAGACTGGCGAGGCGGACGAAGAACCCTCGTATGAAACGTCTGGGTACGGTGACGAAGAAGAGGGCCATCTCAGCGAAGAAGACATATTTCAAGATTCAGTCTCACATATTCAAAGTATCGTAACTCCGTTTGGGATTCTTCCCATAACCGAACAAAATAGGGCAAGCACCTATTTTAAATTATGGGTAGGCCACTGTAATTTTAAGCTTACGGAAGATTTCTACAAAATTATAGGGCGTGAAGGTGGGGTGGAGGCTCTAGATATCCTTACTCCGTATAGATTTAGAATAGCGGTTGGTAAGATGTTTGTAGACAGGTGTGTCATGAAGGCCGTGCGAGATAAAATGGTCTTATACGCATCCGTCACAAGCCTAAGTGGCAAAACTGACGATGGATAAAAGAAACCTTCTTCTCCCCATACCAAAGGCGGCGATTTCAGAAGTCCACGATTATGATGTCATAGTATCTAGTCGTGAGATATTTTTAAGCGGTTACGACCAAGCGGAATGTCTTGAAGTAGATTATAGAGTAGCTACGAGGTTTATTAAAAACCTAAGAGTATTAGAGAGCCTTAGTTCCGATCCAATAGTCATTCACCAATATAGTGAGGGGGGCGATTGGGAAAGCGGAATGGCTATATACGACGCCATACAGCATAGTGAGGCGTCTTTTGTTTTTATATGTCACGGACTGGCTGCCTCTATGGGGAGTATCATCCCACAGGCTGTCCACGGCAAAGGCGTCAGGCTAACGATGCCCAATTGCTACTGGTGTATCCATGAAGGTGAACAGTCAATGGAGGGAACAGTCAAGCAAGTCCGGTCCTATTATGAATTCTGTAAACTTAGCGGGACGCGAATGTATGACATATACTCTGATGTCTGCCATGGGACGGGTGCATATTTCCAAGACATTCCTAAAGCTAAAGTTAAGGAGTTTGTAAAGCATAAGCTAGAGTCAAAGGAAGACTGGTGGCTAACCGCAGAAGATGCGGTTATATACGGGTTTGTTGATGGAATAATTGGTTCTGAAAATTACGAATCAATCTTAGATGCGCGGGATCATTTGGTGTAATACTATAGTGTAGGGAAGGACTATTTCACATGTAAGGACTTAAAGGAAATTTATCGTCTCTGTAAAGAGAGGGTTTTATTATGGCGTTTATTACTAATATTACGACTACACCGGTTACTGGCACCTATGGGGACAATGGACTTCCCCTCTATGTGGACAACCGCCACGGAAATATCCGTGACGGGGGAACAATTTCAGATTCAGCTAACTGGACATCGTCTGCTTTAGGCGAAGGCAATCCTGTTATTACCATCGTTTCTGGCGTTGGACCTGTCGAGGGCGCTGTTCCGGGCACCTTTAATCAGGGCACTCAGACAATAATGATCGCTTCGACCACTATTGCCGGAAACTCTAGCACCGTTATGGAAGGTGGAGACTCCAACAGCGCCAACGCTGCCTATACTCCGTTGCAATATGATGTTATGAGAACATACTTCTATAAGACGGCAGTTCGGGCAGGCAATTGGAATGTCTTTACGGGAGCATTTAGCTCTGTCACCAATGCGGTTTCTGGCGCATACAACATCACCACCGAGGTCGATAATGCGGCTGGAATGCGTGCTGCCCAAACTGATGTCGCAGCCAATCCGTCACAAGCTTATCCGGGCACGTTAACTTATCGAGACGGTAGTCCGAATCCGACGAATGATTTCTATAAGGCGAGAAACAACTGGTAATCTAGTCATCGTATGACGGAGGGGGGGCCTTGGGAAACCGAGGCCCCTTTCTCACTTCCTTTCCCTTCAATAGTGAGAATTCAAATGGTCGCCCAAAATAACCCATACGTGAAAGATGTGATACTTTTCTTAGCGGCAATTGTGGTTAGCATGTCAGGCTTTTGGATGATGACGGGAAGAGACCTTATTACTCGTGACGAGGCTAGACTTCTAGTTCAACAGCAAACAATAGCTATGCAAACTAAGCTAGAGCTATATCATGAGGCACTGCTAGGTCAGGAAGATAGAATCTCCAGACAGGAAGAAAAACTACAGACAGTCTTAGAAAGAAATACTGAAGCTATTAATGCACTTAAAGTTCAAATCGCTACTCTAAGCCAATCCCTAGAGATACTCACGGGTAGAAATCCATGAATATACTCCCTTACGCAGAAGCTCGACCTCTAATCCAAGAGGGTGACGTTCTCTTGTTTCGTGGCAAGGGGCTAATATCTTGGTTAATCAAAAGGTATGGTAGCGGAGTTCACAGCCATTCAGCTATAGCCCATTGGGATGATGACAATTTAGAATGTGTTGAATTCAGAGAGTTCCGAGGGGGAAGGGCCGTTTCCCTAAAAACTCAGATTGAAACACATCCCAACAATATAGACGTTTTTAGAGCCGCTAACGTGGTTCAATACGGGGAGGAACGTTTCGAATTTACAAACGAGACGGCTAAAGAAGTTAGCAACATTATGATAAACCTGTCAGGACTCCCCTATGGGTGGAAAAATATCTGCAAATTGATAAAACACTATTTACCATTCTGGCGGCTGGCCAAGCAAAACGTTAAGGACGACGACCCTACAAAGGTTTTTGTTTGCAGTACCGCCGTTGCGTATGCGTATCGGAAAGCATATCTGGACCCGGTACCATATTTAGCAGATTCGGCTGTGATGCCGTCTGACTTGGCAAGATCCTCTCTGTTTAGATACCAATTTACTATTCAAAAGGACTGGTACAGGAACCATCTATATGACGAATAAAAAATCCAAAAAACCTCTTCATTTTTACAGAACAACCTTCGATCCCATGATCGCTCGACTGTATAATAATGTAGCTCAGGGGCGTAGTTGCCGACACTGCCACGGGAAGGGCTATTTCGTTTCTCAAGTGCCGCAGGATGACGCCATATCTCTTCGAAACGGGGAGCCTTATCAGAAAGTTCATTCGTATTGCCAATGTGTCCAGAAAAACATTAAGGACCAACTTAGGGAACAGTAGTTCTGTGGAAGGTTAGGAGAGTGAAGGAAAAGTTCATACGGAAATACATGGGCCTTGCCAAGGTCATTGCCAACGACCAAAACCCATGTCTATCAAGAAGAGTGGGTGTCGTTGTAGTAGACCCCTCTACCAACGGTATTGTAGGGGCTGGCTATAATGGCCCACCAGAAGGAACTCCTCATTGCAATGATGTGGAATTTTTAAAGGGTTTCTTTTGGCCTCAACTCACAGCCAGAGAGAGAGCGGGAGTCTGCATCAGAAGCGGCACAATGGATGGTCAGGATATTGATGCAACTTGCGAGTTTCTTTCGAAATGCAATGAATGTCCTCGCAACATGCTAGGCTACTCTTCAGGGGAAAGAGCCGAACTATGTTCGTGCCAACACGCAGAACGTAATGCGCTTAATAAACTGCCCATTCCGGCCAAAGGTCTCGTCATGTTCTGTTGGTGTGGAGTTCCCTGCATCCAGTGTGCGGGATCTATCATAAACGCAGGCATCAAAGAAGTTCATTGCATGACAGCGGAAGATTATCACCCAACTTCTAGATGGCTTTTTGAGAAGGGCCGCGCAGAACTTTTTGAACACGATATTGCAACATTGGAATTAAAACAATAAGCAACGGAGTTTGCTATGTCAGATAGATTTACTAATAGCTTTAGCTATGAAACATGGTATCAAAAATATAAGTTTACCACCGATGAATGCGTAGAAGACACATGGCTTAGGGTAGCCAAAGATCTAGCATCAGTGGAAAAAAATCAAGAAGAGTGGACTGAAAAATTCTATACGGCATTGGAAGACTTTAAGTTTGTCCCCGGAGGTCGCATAACCTCAAATGCAGGAACCTCATTAAAGGGTACTACCTACATTAATTGTTTCGTTGACGGATTTCAAGGGAAAGATCTCGATTCTATTGAAGGAATTTATGAGACCTTATTACGGCAGGCTAAGATTCTTAAGAGCGAAGGTGGATATGGGTTTTGTGCTGATGTTCTAAGACCTTGTGGCGCTCATATTGGAGGCATCGGGAACCAATCCCCCGGCTCGGTTAAATTCTTAGAATTGTGGGACAAGTCTTCCGAGATTATCACGGCAGGTTCTGGAAAGCAATCAAGAAAAGACCAGAAAAACTTCATCCGCAAGGGTGCGCAAATGGTTACTCTAAGCTGCTGGCATCCTGACATAGTGGAATTCATTGAGGCTAAGAAAACTCCGGGGCGATTGTCTAAGTTTAATATGTCAGTTCTATGCACCGACGATCTCATGACCGCCGTTGCTATTGACCTTCCATGGAAGTTAGTTTTTCCAAACTATGAGGCCTTCCCTTCAGAATATAAAGAGCATTGGAATGGCGATATCCAAGCATGGCTCTCGCTGTTTGAAGATATCGATCATGAAGAATCCCCTTTAGTTACCTACCATGAGTTTGATTCTGCTCGTGAATTGTGGGATCTTATAATGCAAAATACGTACAACCGAAACGAGCCGGGCGTTTTGTTTGTGGACAGTATGAATCGTATGAATAATTTGTATTATTGCGAATCGATTAATGCCACTAACCCATGCGGAGAACAGGCATTGCCTATTGGGGGAGTGTGCTTACTTGGCTCTATCAATCTGGTTCATTTCATCGATCCGGTCAAAAAGGATTGGAAGTATCGTGACTTGAAAGAGACTATTTTTACAGCCGTTAGATTTATGGACAACGTTAACGATAAAACATACGTGCCTCTAAAAACTCAAAAAGATAATCTGAAAAATAAAAGACGTGTAGGCTTAGGTGTTTTAGGCTATGGGTCCGCATTGCTAATGGCGCATGTTAAGTACGGTAGCAAAAAAGCACTAGAGATGACAGAAAGCTTAATGAAGTTTTTCACCAACGAGGCGTACAAGGCGTCCGCTCAAATTGCAAAAGAGAAGGGAGCCTTCCCCCTTTACGATAAGGACCGGTACCTTAAGGGAGAGTTTATTAAAAGGCTCGACAGGAGCACCGTCAATTTAATTAAAGAGCACGGTGTTCGCAATTCTCATGTTACCTCCATACAACCCACGGGGAATAGCTCTTGTTTTGCCAACCTTGTAAGCGGTGGCTTAGAACCCCTCTTCATGCACGGGTATGTAAGAACTTCGATACAGCCTAATGCCCCGGAAGGGCTTTCTGTCCCAAGGGGCGTCGATTGGGAGAATAAAACTTTTGACTTACTACAAGTCCCAGACACTGGATTTAACTGGACTTGGATAAAGGAAGGGGATGAGCACTTATTAGCCACGACCTTTGAAGATAAAACTTGGAAGTTTGACAGGACTCGGGGCTTACTGAAGGAAGAGTGGGTAGAAGATTATGGGGTTACTTATTTAAAGAATACGGATAGATGGAACCCAGAGGCAGGATGGGCCTCCTGCACTATGGATTTAGACGTTGACGCCCATGTGAATACGATGTCGATTTTCGCCCAATGGGTTGACTCTGCAATCTCCAAAACTATTAATTTGCGTAATGATTACTTATACGACGACTTTAAAAAGATCTACAATAAGGCTTGGGAAAATGGCATCAAGGGATTTACCACTTACAGAGCAGGAACCATGACATCTGTTTTGGCCGCTTCGTCATCTATCAACAATGCTCCATGCGGGGTATGTCAGACAACGACCCCTTCCAAAAGGCCAAGAGAGCTACCCTGTGACGTGCATCATATCAAGGTCAAGGGGGAGCAATATTTTGTGTTTGTTGGAATATTAAACAATGATGTATATGAAGTATTTGCGGGCAAGAACGGCTTTATTGACAAGAAAGTTAAGTCTGGAACTATAGTGAAGCTCGGCAGACCCAAGGGCGTCTACAAAGCTATGTTGGAAAACGGATTGGAACTCTCACCTATTAACGCTACTTGCACCGAAGAGGAAGACGCTCTGACGAGGATGACTTCCATGACTCTTCGGCACGGTGCGAATGTTCACATGGTAGTGCAACAATTAGAAAAGGTAAGAGGAGACATGACTTGCTTTGCAAAGAGCATGGCAAGAGCACTCAAGAAATACATACCGGATGGAACCAAGGAGGAAGGGGCGTGCCCCGAATGTGAAAGTACGGAGTTGATACGTCAGGAAGGTTGTATTACTTGCACCCAATGCGCATGGTCTAAATGCGTGTAACTTTACTATATTAATCTTAAGACTATGCATAGAATTATACTTCATATTTGCTGTGCTCTGATCGTAGCAATTTCAGCAATAGATACTTACTGGCTTAGTAAGGCGAGAGAATATATCGAGGAAGTGGAGCAAAATCCGATTGGCCGATACCTGATCTCCCTAGACAATGGAGACGTATCACTCTTTATTTTGTGCAAGTTCTTAGGAACTTATATCGCAGTAGCAGCAACGTATGCAATCTACAAAAAATATCCTAAGTACGGAATGGTGACGGCAGTCTCCCTCGCCATCGCGCAGATTTGGTTGCTCCTGTACCTTTATTGTGGGCCGATTTCGAAACTTTGGGGGTAGAATTTAAGGGAAATAAACGATGCCAGAATATATATTTCGTTGCAATCATTGCGAGATTAATTTTTCACATGCTTGCAGTATGTCAGAATTCACTAAGCGAAAATATTTTAGATGCCCAGAATGCCACAAAAAAGGAGAGCGAGATTTCTCTTTTGATGGCATTGGAGGATCGGTGACAAGGTCTTTATCTGAATGTAAAACCATAGGCCATTATGCAGAAAAACAATCTGCAAAATATAGCAAGCAGCAAATAGAAGATATACAGGAAAGTTTCAAAACAAAGAAAACGTCGGGCATGGAACAGTTACCAGAAGGCATGAGCCGTATAGAAAAACCACAGGAAAGTACCCAGTGGGCACGTAAAGAGAAAAAGACAAGAGACATTAAGAGAAAGAGGAGATAACATGGCAAAAAATAAAGATCCCAACGAAGGTTTCCACATCATAGATAAAAGCAAAAAAAGCAAGGAGCCTAAGCGAGTAGAGGTTATCTATACCGTCTCTGGTAAACATGATTATCTAGAAGACAAGAAATATCCCGCAGTAAAATTAGACTCTACCGAAGCAAAAGAATCTGCCATTGCCCATGCTATGAAAATTACCATTGGTGCAAGAACTAAATATTACGCCAAGCGAGGCAAGCATGGAAGGTTGTTTAATCCGGTAGGCATGTTTAGTGAGGGAATGGGCAGTAAGCGGCTGCACCATGCGGGGAGACCTGAGTGGAGATTCGTAGAAATTGGAGAAAGGGCGTTTAGATTTTATAGAGACTTTTTAAGAACTAAAAATATTGCATACCTACATAATGCAGAAAGAGAGCTACTATGAAAAAGGGCAAGATTACAGAAGTAGAGATTTCCTGCCTTAAAGGAATGGCTATGGACAATGTCTCAGCAGAAGGAATGGCGAAACAACTTAACAGGAGCGTTGAGGCGATTCAAAAGGAGCTAGATCGCATTAGCGACAAAGTTCTGAGGGATCAAATGCTTATTACAAAGACTGCCGGTGGCGTTCCCGGTGTTGCGGTCATGACCAAAGCAGGATCATTGCGAACGGATGAGAATAAAAATGAGCCTCCCTCTACTACGATACCACGCAAGGGAGACCGTGCCGAATGGGTTCACAAGATTCGACCTGATGAAGAATAGAACAGAATCTAGACGTTACCCATCTCGCTATTCTCCAGATGTGGATGAAAATGGAGTTGCATGGATAACTGGCCGTCAATATATTGTGGAGATGGTATGTGAAAATAAAGCGGCTAAAGATATAAAGGAACTACCTCGCGGCTTCTATACCAAAGAGTTGCAGCTTTCAGATTGGCAGAAATTCTACAGGGAACAAATTAATAACCGTAGTCTAACAAGGCTTATTGACAAGCACGGTGTTGATAAAATCATTGCGTTCTTAAAAACCAACAAATACGTCATGAGTCTAAGGCCGAAATGGGTTCACGAGAAAATTGAAGAGTATACTTATGTAGAGCGCACAGCTAGTAAAGAAGAGCTATCTTATGATTTTCATAGCAAAGAAAACTTTACCAGTAATAATAAAAAGAGATCTATCATTTCCAAATTAGAGGAATTGGAATGACGAAGGACATCATTAAGGAATATGGAGATGTTATCCATGACCCGTCTTCGATAACCAATCAAGAACTAGAGATCATATCGGTTAGCCCCAAGATTGACATTGCCTTGGGTGGGGGCGTCCCCGAAGGGTCTCTTTTCATACTGACCGGTCCAGAAAAGGTTGGAAAAACTGTTACGGCACTCACCTTTTGCGCAAACGCTCAAGCCCTAAAACGCAAAGTTTATTATGGCAACATTGAAGGAAGGTTGAGAAAAAGAGACATAGAGGGGATCGCCGGAATCAATATGGACCCAGAGTACCTCGAAATTATAGGATCAACACAGGGGAATATCCTGTCTGCTGAAAAATATCTTAGCATCTTTGATCAATTGATTCACACCCAACCCAACTGCATATGCATTGTTGATTCTTTTTCGGCTCTCGCTAGCGATGCAGAACTGACGGGAGATTTAAGCGATCAGCAAGTAATGAGCGTGCAAAAGGTATTGGCCAAATTCTGTAGAAGAATTTCTAACGTGCTCCCTATCAATAAAGTTACAGTCGTTGGAATCACGCACCTAATGGCTAATATCAACAAGTTCGGAAGAGGCAAAACCAAGGTAGAAAAATCGGGAACTGCCTTAAAATATCAGGTCGATGTTAAGTTACACGCTTCACACCTCACTCCCATATTACAGGGAGAGACTCAAATTGGTCAGACTGTGCATTGGCAAGTTGTTACTTCTGCTATCGGCCCTCCGGGGCAGAAAGTGGCCAGTCATATTAAATATGGTAGGGGGATTTGGAAGGAGATGGAGCTTGCGGATCTGCTTGTAGATTTCGGCTTGGTGCAAAAAAGCGGATCTTGGCTCACTCTCCCAAACGAGGAAAAGCTACAGGGAAAGAATAATTTAGCTGCGTACTTAGAGGAAAACCCAAACGAGTATCTCAAATTTGAAAATGACATTTTTTCTATGATTGGAATCGAAAGGTAAAGACAATGATCAAAACGATTTTTACGGCTGCGTTAATTTTCTTGGCGAGTACCATTAATGTGGTTGCTGAAGAGCCGACTATTGCTTTGGGGCCACCCGACATCGCCAGACTATATCAGCACCTACAGGACGTTTCTGTTACTGTTAAGGCACAGGATGGCGAAGGCTCTGGAGTTATTGTCACACGGACCATTCCCATCACTCAAATTCAGCCACCGGCTCTAGGAAAGCCTCTCACCGTGAAGGTGAATTTTGTATGGACAGCGGCCCATGTTGTAGACAGTCTCCGCTCCGTTAGAACTGTTATTAAAGATGGGCAGGCTAGAAAAATTATTGAATTCAAAGACGCGCAAATCGTTCAGGAGTTAGTCGAAGACGGTCGCAGGGTTGGCGAAATGAAAATGGAAGCCAAGGTGATCAAATACAGTGACTCTGAAAACGGTGAAGACTTGGCTCTTTTGATGATTCGGAAGAAGGGATTTATCGATAAGTCAGTCACCTTCTATAATGGAGAAGGTAAGCCAGTTGCTATCGGCACTGAATTATACCATGTGGGAAGTTTACTAGGTCAAACTGGCTCGAATTCCATGACGAGAGGAATTTGCTCTCAAATTGGAAGAGTTCTTGAATTGGGAAATGGTGCTGGAGTAGTCTTTGATCAAACTACGGTGACCGCATTTCCGGGGTCCAGCGGTGGCGGTGTCTTTCTAAGCGAACGTTCTGGCCACAATGCCGGTCAATATATGGGGATGCTCGTTCGCGGCGCTGGAGAAACTTTTAATCTTATTGTTCCAATTCGCAGAATGCGGAGCTATGCTAGAAAAGAAGGTATCTTGTGGGCTATTGATTTAGACTATCCCGTCCCCACTCTAAAAGAAATTACTTCCATGTCTGTGGAAGGGCCAAGGTCTCCTGCTAGAGAAGGGGCTAAGGTTACGAAAGACTCTATTAAGTTTCCCAAGCTCCCCCTAAGAAAAGAAAAGAATGAAGACTAGGAGTTTAGACGGAGATATTCATAAATGGAAGATTGAGAGCAGCTTGATCCGAGGGAACGAGGAAAGACCCCGATCCAAGCTACATCTAGCTGCTCGCTCTCTTCTAAAAGAGATATATCCCACATTGCAAATCTGCGAGGAGATACCGGTTCGTATCAGGCGTGACAAAAAAGCAATCATTGATTTTTATATCAACACAATCAAGACCGTAATCGAAGTTCATGGAGAGCAACATTATAAATTCAACTCTCTATATCATACTTGCGCCCAAGACTTTTTAAACCAAAGGAAAAGAGATTCTGAACTTATAGATTGGTGCGTTCTTAATAATTTGAATTATGTAGAGTTGCCATTCAACGAAAATAGGAAGCAATGGAAAATAAGAATTCAGCCAAAGAGCAGTTAGAAAAACTGGACTCTGTTTTAGACGAGTACGAGTCCTCCCTAGGGATTCCTGTATTTAATAGCGATTTTTACGATGATACCGCAAAAAACTATTTACAGTTATCTCGTAACCAAATAGAAAAGCTTACTCCCGAGCAGTGTGCAGAGGCAGCCCTCCTTTTGGCCTCTCTATCTTTCCATTTGCAAAGAGGCTATAATCGGGAAATAGCGAGGGTCAATTGGGCAGATCAAGTTCTTAAGAGCGCGGTTGCTGGTAGAGAACAGCAATACAGAGGGTCGTGGGAAAGCCAGTTCAATCAGGCAGTTGGAGAGGATGGTTACACTAGAAAAATCTTGGCCATCAAAAGGTACGCCCAGCAAAGAGCCGACCGAGTGAACTACCTGTCCTCTTCGGTTAAGAATATCGGTGACATCTTTCTTAGTGTTCAAAGATCAAAGGCGTTTAAAAATGGATAGTCAAGACCCCAAAGACCTTCAACAGATAATTGATTTGCTATCTGCCGAACAACTAGAAGACTTAAAAAAGATTCTTTCTTCAGGGTCAAAGAAGCCGAATAAAAAAAGGCGAGGGAGGGGTAAGCGAAAAAAAACTCAGACACCTCCATCGGCAAAGACTGTGGATAAGTCCTCCTTTCTTGACGGCATTTCGCTCACTCCTGATGAGCAGAAAGAAATGGGCGAGGCTTCTCAATTTGATAAAGAGAGAGGGCTTGACAGGCCGAAAAATGATGGTATAATCCCACAGTCTCCTTCTTTCCAGAAGGTGCCGATTCAGTGTAGGATCTGCGGAAAATCATTTGACATTTCCCCGTCCTTGATACCTCCCGAAAGAAATCGTTTTAAATGTAATAAATGTTCATGTAGTGCAGGTTAGGAGATTAAAAATGAATGCGACTAAGTGGTTAATGCTCGTACTGGTTCTTGGAATTTGTTCAACAACAATTCAGTCTTTAGTTATGCTGGAGGGTCAGGAAGTTATACTGGAGGGTCAGGAGGATCTCAAAAAAGAAGTCACATCGCTTCAGACTCAGGTTGACGGGCACGCAGAAGACACGTATGTCTTAATGAGATCAGATTCTTCTAGACTATATACGATTATGGACACACAAATAAGAACACTCCACTACACAAAGCCTCATACAGGGCCTATGTGGGCGTGTCCCGAATGTGCTGAAATACATGCAAAGGATAAAAAGAACGGGGGGGTTTCATCTTTCAACCTTAAGAAGAAAACAAAGAAAGTAAATAAGGACTAGGTATGATTTTATCTGATGCGCCTGCTGAACGAGCGATCCTCGCTGGCATTTGCCGATACGGCTCAGAGGCTTACTATGACGTTGTTGATCTGATTGATCCGAATAGCTTTACTATTGATTCGAACTCCATGATTTATACGTGCCTGAAGCACATCATGGATAAAGATAGTACTATCTCTATAGACCTTCCAACCATTCTATCTTCAGCAAAAGAAATAGGTCTGCACGATCTTGTTTCCGACAAGCAGGAAGTTCAGCATCTGTCTGCGATTATGAAATTCCCAATCTTCTTGGACAATGTCCGCAAGATGGGAGCTAAGGTTCGCAAGCTTCAGATAGCTCGAATGATGCATGATCAACTGGAAGCTACTAAGGAAAAATATTCTGGGGTAACGGGCAATGAACCTATATCGCAGATATTGGGCATCGCTGAAGAATCTATTTTCGATTTTACGTCACTTATTAATGATAATGATGATGCTCCTCAAAAGGTTTTCATTGATGTTGAAGACAGGCTTGACGATTTAGCTGAAAGCCCTCTGGACCAAGTGGGCATCCCTACAGGATTCAACCGATACGATTTTGCTATTGGAGGGGGCTTGCGGAGAGGAACCGTAAACGTCATCGGAGCGCGGCCTAAAGTTGGCAAAACTCTCTTTGCTGAGAATGCTGGCATTTATATAGCTCGCACCCTTGGCATTCCAGTGCTAAACTTAGATACTGAAATGATGAGAAAAGATCATCAGGATCGTGGGATGGCAATGCTTACAGAAATTTCAATCAATGATATCGAAACTGGTAAGTTCGCCTCTAATAGTTATAAAAATCAAAAGCTACGTGAGTCTGCGAAGGCAGTCAAAGACATCCCCTATTACCATAAGTCTATTGGTGGAAAGCCGTTTGAAGATCAGTTATCTATTATGCGAAGATGGATTGCAAAAGAGGTCGGAATTAACCATGCTGGCAACGCAAACGATTGCGTAATTATCTATGACTATCTAAAAATTATGGAATCGTCAGATATCAAAGGGGACATGAAGGAATACCAGCTACTAGGATTCCTTATGACATCCTTGCATAACTTCGCCGTCAGATACGAAGTTCCAATTCTAGCTTTTGTGCAGCTTAATAGAGACGGCATCAACAAAGAGTCTACCGACACTGCCAGCGGGTCAGACAGGATCATCTGGCTGTGCTCTAATTTTAGTATTTATAAAGCCAAGTCTGATGAAGAGGTCGCCAAAGATGGTCCTGAAAACGGTAACCGCAAATTAGTCCCGGTTATTGCTAGACATGGGGAAGGTCTGGCCGATAAGGACTATATTAATATTAACATGATTGGTAAGTACGGAAAGATCGTTGAGGGCAAGACCGCCTTTGAACTAGAAGATGGCACCGATTTTGTAAAGGACGGGGGTCAACCGGAAAATGACAATGACGACATACCCTTCGCGTAAGTCCCACAAGTATAATGATCAGGCAAAACTAAACGCCCTGACCGCCCTAGCGGTTCAAAATATAGAGAGGATATATAGCTACTTTGGAACCGAAATCTCTTATAGGAATGACATACTAATTAAGTCTTCCTGCTTTACTCATGGGGGCGACAACCCAACGGCGTTGAACCTTTACTATAACGGAGACATTCGCGTTCACTACAAATGTAGAACCCATCAGTGTGAAGACCTTTTTGGTTCTTCGTTGATTAGTCTTGTAAGAGGGGGTCTTTCTAGAACACGGTATAAATGGACAATTAATGGAGATAAAGAAGCCACATTTAACGAGACTGTAGATTTTCTTTTAAAGATCACTGATCAAAATTTTGATAGCTTAAGTTCAGAACATACTAGTATTGATGGAGATAAGTTACAGTTTTCTTCTTTAATTAACGGCTTTATGATGCCTGAAAATGTCCTAACTGGCATCCGCAGGGATTTTTATAGAAGCAAAGTAGAAATACCATCATCATATTATTTGCAAAGAGGATACTCCATTGAGGTTCTTGACAAGTACGATGTTGGAACGTGCAAAAGACCTAGGAAGGCTCTTTACCAAAGGGCGGTTGTTCCTGTCTACGACGATTCCGGCGATATTATTTTGGGGTTCACAGGAAGGAGCGTCTTCTCAGAATGTTCTAAGTGCAAACATTATCACGACCCCGATAAGGAGTGTCATTTTTTCCCCAAATGGAAGCATACCGCTGGGTTCCAGAAGGAAAACTGCTTGTATAATTACTGGTACGCTAAGGAATCTATCCTAGAAAGCGGAGTGGTTGTTTTGGTAGAATCTCCGGGCAATGTTTGGCGATTAGAGGAGGCGGGAATACATAACTCAGTGGCAATCTTTGGGGCGCATTTAAGCCAGAACCAAAAAAAGATTATTGACTCGTCGGGAGCGCTCTCCATAGTTTGCCTGTTGGACAATGACGAGGCCGGATTAAGCGGCACGAAAAAGATTCATGAACAATGTTCAAAAATGTATCGTTTATATTTCCCAGAACTAGACGTAAACGATATTGGGGATATGAGTGTAGATACAGTGACTAGCGA